TACTAATGCAAAAGGTGGTGAAAGTTTTCATAATTACGGATTAGCAATAGATTTCTGCTTACTTCATAAGGATGGAAATATTAGTTTTTCAATTACAGAAGATGCTAATCAGAATAAAAAGAAAGATTGGGATGAAATTGTACAAGTATTTTTAGATTTAGGATGGGAACATGGCGATAGAGGATATTTTGATAATCCTCATGTACAAAAAGTATTTGGATTAACACCAAAACAATGTTTAGATAAAATAAATAATAAACAAGTAGATTCATCAGGATATATATTAATATGAAACTTTCAACAGCAAATTTTACTAAACCTACACCAAGACTCCCAAGAGCAATAGGAAATGCTGTAATGTTTGCAGCTCTTGGAGTACAACCGCTAATCCTAGATGCAGGAGATGATATTATGACTCACAGAACTAAATTTTGGGCTAGTTTTAGTATAAGTTTAGTAGCTGGGGCTGTTAAAGGTTTTACTATGATGATGGGATCAGAAGTAGATCAAATTATTGATAATGAAGAAGTTACACAAACTGGCAAAATAGATTAATTATGAATTTAAAGGAAAATATAGAAACATATAAAAATTACACTATTTTAGGACTTTTCCTAATTATAGGAATTTTATTTATGGTAAAATCTTGTGGTAAGGAAGTTGTTAAAACTGAATATCAACCAGAAGTAGAACATCATTATGATACAATATATCAAAAAGATACATTAATACAATTTAAAACTAAATATAATACTAAACCAGTGTATGTATATTTAGATACAATGCACACTAGAACATCTAATATTTGTGATAGTATTAGAGAATATTCAGATACATTAAGAAATCTACAATTGGATATATATTCTAAAAACTCTGTTTTAGGGCTTTTAAGAAGTTCAAATATAAGTTATAAACTCAAAGTACCAATTATAATCAAAGATTCTTCTATTGTCACAAAAACAGTATTTAAACCTAATAAATGGGATTTATATGGAATAGGGGAACTAGGAGGATCTCAAACATCATTCAATGCTTATTCAGGAATTGGATTAAGAGTTAATAAGATATTAACAACTGTAAAATATGGAATACTTGATAAATCTATAAATATAGGAATAGGAGTGAAATTATTTAGTTCTAAAAAATAAATATTGCAATTTACTTGCAAATGTCAATAAAAAACATTATATTGTATAGGAGATTGTTAATACACAATCTCCTATTTTAATTTAAATATAACATGTGGAATAAACTTAATGTAAAAAATAGAATGGATTATATGTTAGCTTATAAAAGAGCTAATAAAAATTCATCATATAGAGATATGGTGGATGAATATAATAATGAGTATTTGGAAAAATATCCTGATGGAGGAAGTATTCCAACAACACAAGATAGCACTAATGTATACAATGCTCAAATAGCTCTTAATAAATTTTATGATGAGGAAGAAAAACTAGGTAGAATTACGGAAGTTGGTTCTGACCCAATATTTTTTACACCAACCGAATTAAATCATGATAATTTACATTTTTATCGTGAGCTTATCGACGACAGAAAAAAATTCAATGAAGTATCTATACCTATAACATTTGATGACGAATATAAACAATATTATAATTTATCGCCAGATCAAGTAAAGAAATTAGAATATCAAGGTCTTGGATATACAAAAAGTGGTAATGAACATGTAGCGTATTATAGGGATTTAATAACACCAATGCAAAATCTACGATCGCCTATGGCATTATATGATAATAGGATTATACCAGATGGTGTAAAATCTTATACATCAACTAATATAAATTATCCAGGAGGTAATGTAGAGGTATATTATTATAATCCTTCGAGAATTAAACCTTATTATATGCTTACAAATGAAGAGAAATTAAAAAGAAATAAATCTCTTCATTTAACACCATTACCACAAGTACCCGTAGTAAAACAATCAAATAATAGATCTCTTCAACAAAATGGTTATAAACCAGGTACTAAATTAGATAATGGTACAACTACAGTACTTCCTACATTACAAGTAGGTGATAATACAATAACACAAGTACAACAAAATAAACAAACTAAAGATGTTCCACCACCAGTAGGTACAAAACCACTTCCACAAAATGTTAAATACAAAACAGGATATGGAACTACTAATTTTTATTGGATTAAAGAAGGAAATAAAGTAATGCAATTAACAACTCCAGAGGAATATTTAAGATATGATTACCCTGAAGTAAATATGAAAGATATAAATCCTACATGGACAAGAAAGTAATAAAATGTAAAGAATAACATTAAATAAAGAAAATACGACATGTTTATATTTTCATATAAATCCTCTTAAAAAGGAAGTATTTTATGTAGGAATAGGAAATAATAAAAGACCATATGATAAAAATCAAAGATCTAAATGGTGGCATGGAATTGTTAAAAAATATGGTTATATAGTTTCAATACAATCGGATGAATTAACATGGAATGAAGCATGTCTTAGAGAGAAGTATTGGATAGAGTGTTTAGGAAGAAGAGATAAAGGACTTGGACCATTAGTGAATATGACAGATGGAGGAGAGGGGTCTAATGGGGTAATATATACAAATAATAGAAGGGAAGCCGTAAGAATTAGAAATATAAATTATTGGTCTAATAATACAAATAAAGAAATTATGAGTATTAGAATGAAAAGGTATTATTCTAATCAAGAAAATCTTGATGCTATGATTGCTAGTAGAAAGGAATATTATAGTATTAAAGAAAATAGAGATAAACAGAGTCTTAGAAGAAAGGGTAAAAAAGAATCACCTGAACAAATAGCTAGAAAATATAAAGCTGTTATTTCTACCAATTTAACTACAAAAGAAGAATTAGAGTGGATTAGTGGTAAAGAAGCAGCAGAAGTATTAAATATTAATAAAAATAGTATAGTTGCTTGCTGTAAAGGACGTCACAGAAAAGCAGGAAACTATAAATTCAGATATAAATAATATGACAAAAAAAGAAATAATATATCAGATCTTAATGACTAGTGAATCTGGTTTAATATCAAATGATAATACTCTATCATATGAATTAGTATCAGAATGGGTTGATGAATTTAGAGCTCTTCTAATAGGACAAGAACTTTCTAAAAATGCTAGTTTTTTAAATGATACATATATGCAAAATATATGTGTTGATTTAACACAAGTAGATAGTTCATTATGTTTATGTGATGTACAATCAGGATGTTATATTTTAAAAAGTACTCAGAAAATACCATCAACTATTGATAGTTATTTACCAAATAATATTAATTCTGTTGTAACTCCATTAGGTAAAACTATATCTGAAACTAATATTGTAAAACAAAGATATAATAAATATAATAAATATACCAATAATGCTTCTCAATGGTATTTACAAGATAATTATTTATATATCATAAATGAAGATTTATTAGAAACTGTAAATATAACTGGCATATTTGAAAATCCAGAAGATGTTTCTAAATTTACATGCGCTGGAAAACCATGTTTTACAGATGATAGCGAATATCCAGTATCATCAGCAATGGTAACAATGATTATGGACATTATTATTGAAAAAAGAGTTAAACCTTTTTATCAATCATTCTCAGATATAAGTAATGATGCAAACTCACAAACTCCTAAACAAATTATAGATAATAAACAAGCAAAATAAACTATGGAGAAAAAGGAAATTAAGAGATGCCTGGGTAATAAAGGAAGTAAATGGTATTGGAAGAAAACTAAAGGTCCTTTAGATTTATATCAATATTATATAGAGAAATGTAAAACCTCTAATAAAAAACCTTTATCTTACAATCAATTTAAAACAATTACTAATGCTTGTAATAGAGAAGTAATAAATCAATGTTTAAATGGAGAAATTGTTAAATTTCCAGGAAGATCTGGATATTTACAATTATGTAAATATAAAAAATCATTTAATTTAGATAAAGCTAGATTTCATGTTGATTGGGGAAGAAGTATAGCACATAATACAATATTATATTATGATGATGTGTACATACATGAGTGGAAATGGCTTAAAAAAACCTCATTGTTAAAAATGAAAAGTTATTATAAATTTAAAGCTGCTAGAGATACCTCTAGAGCTGCTGCAAAAGCAATTCATGAAGGAAAAGATTTCTTCTCTAAACCAATAAAATATACTTAATATGATATATAAATATACAAATATAAACTCTGTAATAGCAAAGATATACAGAGATTTACAACTAAATCAAGAACTTCCTGAAGGGGATGTCATAGAATGGATAGCAGAAGCACTATCTATGATAGGAGCATATTCTCAATATGAAGAAATATCTGATTGTTTAGAATTAAAAAATGGTAAAGCTAAACTTCCTTGTGGATTTGAAAAATTAGCAGATATTAACTATAAAGGAAGACCTGTTTATTGGGCTACAAATACTAATAGAACTAATTATCAATGTAAGGATTGTAGAATACCCAATTGTACAAATGATTTAGATTATATGTTCTATATTACAGATGGGTATTTAGTATCTAATATAGGACTAGATGATAAAACAAATGAAAAATTATGTATTGTATATCTTGGAATTCCTACAGATGAGAAAGGTTATCCTTTAATTCCAGACGATGTATATTATATGAAAGCCCTTACTGCTTATGTAACTTATATGTTAGATACAGCTAATTGGAGAAAAGGTAGAGTGAATGATAAAGTAAAAGCAGACTCTGAACAAAATTGGTTATTTTATGTGAATAGTGCAAGAGGATCTGCTAATATGCCTAATTTACAAGTATTAGAGAGTATTAAAAATACTTTACATCGTCTATTTAATCCAAGTAATGCTTATAAAACAGGTTTTAAAGGACTTAATACTCCAGAAAAATTTAATCTTAGATAATAATGGCAGAAGAAAAAAATCAAGAATCTCCTGTTAAATTATTTAACAAGGGGATGAATCAAGATATAGATCCTAAAATATTAGAGAATGGATATTATATTGAAGGACATAATATTGAAATTATATCTGACAATACTGGAACATCATTTGATGTAACTAATACTAAAGGAAATTCTTATAAAATAACATTTCCTGTAATTAGACAAGTACAAGAGATTAAAATTAATACTCTTCCAATAGAACCAGTTACATGTAATATAACAATTGGAGGAAATATAGGAACTATCAGTTTAACATCTACCAGTACATTATTAGATATATATAATTGTATAGCAACAATTACAGGATATAATAGTACATTCTTTGCTTATATTAGTGGTACACATATTGTTATTTATTCTCCTATTGGAGGATCTTATATAGGAGATATAACAATATCTTATAGTGCTGGTAGTGATTATTTAAATCTTAATACTGAATATATACCTGAACAACCAATTAAAGATTTTCCATATAATATTATAGGAAGTGTCCCTTTAAGAGATAGTATTTATTTATATACAACTTGTTGTACAGATAAAAATCCAGGAGGACATTCTGGAGAATTCACTCCCGATGCAAGTTCTGTAGGACAAATTTGGAAAATGTCTTATGACAAAGTGGCATTAACTGTAACACTAACATTAACATATAATAATTATGTGGATTTTTCTACATATTGGGGTATTAGTCCTACAAGTACAATAGGAAGGTATGAAAATGATGCTATTCAAAGAATTTATTGGACAGATAATTTTAATAGAATTAGACAATGTAATGTAGTTGCTGAAAATTTATTAGCATTAGATATTACACAATTAGACATTGTTCCTGGAGTAGATTTTGACATCCCTATAATGACTAATAGGAATGGAGGAGGAGGAAGTAAACCAATAGGAGCTTATCAATGTGCTTACAGATACAAGAATACTGGAGGAGCTGTTACAGGATGGAGTAATCTATCTAATATAATCTATCTTACGCAATATGATGATAAGAATGGTATTGATAATTTTTTAAAAAATGTTGGTGCTGATTCTGGTACAACAACAGATCAAACAATAACTTGGACATTTTCTAATTTAGATAAAGATTTTAATACAATAGAAATTGCTGTATGTAGAAGAGTATCTTCAACTGCAAGTCCAGATATATTTATTATAACTGAATTACCAATTATACAAGATAATATCACATATACATATACAGGTAATGAAACTCCAATTAATGTTACATTAGAAGAATTTTTAAATACTAGTGCTGTATTTACACATTGTAAAACATTAGGAAGTAAGGATAATAGATTATTTGTTGCTAATGTTAGGACAGAACAACAAGAATTAAATTATGATGCTAGGGCTTATAGATGGAATAGTGGTGGTATATTTAAAGTAGTAAATGATGGAGTATTATCTCCAGGATTAACAAGTGCGGATTATGATGATCCTACATATTTAGCTGAAACAAAAGATACTATTAACCCTTCTTTATACATACCTTCACCTGTCACAGGATTCATTTATCAATCCGATGGATCTACACTAGGTGGGGAAGGACCACATATCTCTTATGAATTTTTTACTATGGCTTCAGAATGTGACTCCAGTAGTACAAATTACAAAGTAATAGATGATGAATTAAGTCCCTGGAGATGGACAAATCCAAATTTAACAACTAATGATGTTACGTTAGATGTTAAATCTATTACTAATTTAAATACAGAATATAATCAAGTATATACTAATAATTTTGCATTAGGAAAAGTCAATGCTGGTATTAAATATAATAGTGTGGCAACATTAGTAAGAGGATATCAAAGAAATGAAATTTATAGATTTGGTATTCAATTTTATGATAAATCTAAAAATCCGTACTATGTAAAATGGATTGGTGATATTAAATTCCCAGATTATTGGGAATTTAATCCAAATCCTCTATATGAAGATGGAACTTTTGATCCACTTTCCAATTTCAATTTAGTATTTGCTAAAAATACTGGATATCAACAAGCATTTGTAAGACATCTAGGTATTAAGTTTACAGTGAATATTCCAGATGAATTAATACCACTGATTGATGGGTATTCTATTGTAAGAGTGAAAAGAGAACAAAAAGATAAAACTATTTTAGCAACTGGTGTTATAAATCCAGTCATGTCTGATAGTGATATACCAAATCAATTATATTGTACGTCATTATATAATAATACTTTTAGTCCTTTTAATGATGCTGGTAATTTTACTTATACAATGACAGATTTTGAAAATAGACTATTCTTTACATGTCCTAACCCATGTGATCAATCGCAACCAACTACGTTTACTGGAAAAACTTTAAAAATTAAAGGAATCTTAGAACCAGCAAATAGTGATAATCAAATGTATTTTACTGGTGGTGGATTCCCTTCTGTTATAAATGATTACTTTAAATATTATAAGATGAATGATCCTGGAGGATTAGCATCTGGTACATTAATTGATAATTCAATATTTTTAAGTCCTGCTGGAACTGCAATAGATGAGGAACCAGGTGCAATATATCGTCCAATTAATAATTTTGATATTGGAGCAAGATGGGATACTGGATTAGGTATGTTTGTTCAGGATACAACAAGATCATTTTCTGTTGGAAATCCAATAACTTATATAAGATTGAATTCAGCAATAGATTGGGATGGAACAATAGGGAATACTAATTTTAATAAATATTTTGTAACTATTGAACATTCTTTAGTGGATCAATATGGAGGAAATACATTTGTTGCAAGATCTAATAATCAATATATGTCATGTCAACATTATAGACCTGTTAGAAGCAACTCTATAAATGATACTTTCTTATTATTTGGTGGAGATACGTGGGTACAAATATATGATTCTTTAAGGTGGTCATGTAATTTTGGAAATATAAGAACTCCTGTAGATTGGACTAGCGGACATGATTTATTTCCATTCTCTGGCGCACAGTTTTTTCCAACAGAAACAGATATAAATACTGAATTACGATATGGAGGATATATTAATAGATTTTATAAAGATGAAGGAAGTTTACCAGGAGAATATTATGAAACATACACAACAAATGCTGTATTTTCATTAGAAAATGACATACAAGTATATTTTCCTAAACCTTATCCTTTTATAAATAATAATATATTTGATAATAGATTTTACGCCTCAGAAATTAAAATTAATGGAGAACTAACTGATAATTGGGGAATATTTAAATCGGAGAATTATTGGGATGTAGAGGGTATATATGGCCCCGTAAATGCTATGAGAATACTTAAAGATAAAATGTATTTCTGGCAAAATAGAGCTTTTGGTGTAATGGAGATCAATCCTAGAGTTGTATTACAAGATCAGAATAATACAGCACTACAATTAGGTACAGGACAAGTATTACAAAGACATGATTATATATCTACAGAAGTTGGGTTACAACATCAATGGGGATTAACTTGGAATTCCTATCAATTATTTTGGTTAGATGTTGCATTAAAGAAATTCTTTGCTTATACAGAGGGACAAGCAGTGAGTCCTGATTCTGATATTAAAGGACTATATAGTTGGTTTCAACATAATTTAAATTATAATATTAATAAATTTGATAGACCTGTTTATTATGATACAATAACTAAAGGTATTAATGGTATTAGAATGGTATATGATTATAAGAAAGATCAAGTAATAATTTGTATTACAGATACTCTTGATAAATATACAACACCTAATTATTATACATTAATTTGTAATACTAAAACAAATAGTTTCACTAGTTTTAGAAATGCTCAATCTGCTACATTATTTCCTACAGATGGATATTATATATTTTCACCATATTATAATGGAGAAGATATGACTATTTATATGGAAGGAGTTGGTAATTATGGAGAATGGTATGGAATTAAATATCCTAGTAAAATTAAATTTTCTGTTAATACAAGTCCAACAATAACTAAAACTTTTGATAATTTATTTTTAGATGTTCAAAGTTTGAATTCTAGTAAAGTTAATCAATATTCAGATTTTTGGAATAAAATTAGAGTGTATAATGATTCACAAAATACAGATTATCAAAATTTTGTAATAAAAACTAGCTATAATTCTCCAATTAATTGGAATGTTAATAGAAAAGAAAGAACTTGGAAATTAGCAATTCCTAGAAATAGAGTAATTAATGTTCTTACACAAAGTCCTGATATATTCAATCCTACTAATTTATCTAGTCCTAATAATAAATCTTTTGGAGATAGAATGAGAGATAAATATTTTATTGTGGATTTAGTCTATAATAATCAAGATAATAATCTTTTGATAACAAATAATGTTATACCTAATTTAAGGGAATCTAATCGTTGATAATTAAAATGATTATATTATAACAAATATATCACTAAAAATTTGGAAATATCAATAAAATATAGTATATTACAATATACAAACAACAAATACAATGAAGAAAAAACCAAAACTTAAAAAGTTCTCTCCTGGTGGTTCATATAATGAACAAACTCCCGATTGGAATAAGGCTCAAGAAGCTATGAATAACCCGTCAGATCCTAATAGAGGAGCTGGTAATAATATTGGTTATGCTACACAGGTTGCTAATATGGTTACACCTTATTTAGCTAATAAAAAACTAGAAACACCAACAGATCCATATATTAACATGGGATATAATATAGGTAGCAAAATTCCAGGAGTTGGACAATACATTACTATAGGACATACAGGATCACAATTAGTTGATGCAGGAGCATCAAGAATTAAAGATAAGAATTTATCGTCTGGAGTTGAATATTTTTCAGGATCAATGGATCCATTAAGTGGTTGGAGTAAAAATAAAGCAATGCTGGATAATGGAGAGGAATCTAAAACTGACGCTGCCATTAATGTCGGACTTCATTTAATTAGTCCTGGATTAGATACAGCAAGAGAAAATTATTTACATAGAAGTTATTTAGAAAATCAAAATAATAATACGTCAAATATGCAATATAGACATGGAGGGAAACATCATCCTAAAATACAATGGACTAATCCTAGTCCAGGAAGTGCTATTTATGGAAATCAAGAACAATTTCCAGGAGGAGGTGTTTATAAAGAAAATATAGATTTTTTAGGAACTAATTATGATGATGTTGGAATAAATAAAGATTTTAAAAAATTTAGTATATCTGGTGGAAATTATATACCAAGAAAAATAAATGAAGAAGGAAAACCAATTTTATTTAATCCTCATTTAAATATGGAAATACCTTTAAAAAATAATTGGAGTATTAATGGAGAATATGGAATACCTACAAATAATAATGATCCTTATTATGGAATAGGTATTAGAAAACAATTTCCTAATGGAGGTATGTCAGATAATCCAAATGCTGAAGTAGAAAATTCTGAAAATACATTAAATCCTGATGGAAGTACAAATCAATATAATGGTCCATCACATGAACAAGGTGGAATACCTACACAATTAGACCCTAACACGCTTATTTTCTCTGATAGATTAAAGATGCCAGGCACTAAAAAAACATTTGCAGAACTCAATAAAAAGAATAATACCGATAAACAAGTAAAAGTACTAGAAGATGATGATGCTTCTTCTACAGCAAAAGCAACAGCTCAATTAATTAAAGATTTAAAAAATAAGAAATCTTTAGAATTATTTAATATTCAAGAAGCTTCTAAAAAAGCTAAACTTAATAATTACGCTAATAAATTAGGAATTGAACTTCCTCAACAATCTTCTAATCAAGAACAGTTTAGAAGTGGAGGCATTAAAAAATATTGGAATGGAGGTGAATCTTCATCCATGATACAAAATGATGCAAATGATAATGACATTTTTTGGAATAATTTTTGGTCTAAAAGTGATTTATCTCCAGATAATGGAACATTTTCTTATGAAAAAGAACCAAATTTTAATGATGATAGACAAAGAGTTAATAATGAATATAATTCTATTCCAAATATTATCACTCCAGAAACTAGTAGTAAAATTGATGGATTTTATGGAGATTCTAATAATGAAATTAAAAATCCTAAAATATATAATACTTTTGCATATAGAGATAAATTAGCGGATAATCCAAATATATATCAATCTAATATATCTCAACCAGATAAACCTCCTGGAAAAACAGAACCTAACTTTTGGGATAAAAATGGACAATCTTTACAAGATGCTTCTGCTGGATTAGCACAATCTGCTCCTTATTTATGGAGTTTACATAATAATAAATTTGGTAAGAAATATGATACAACAACACCGTATTTAATAACTCCTCATTTATTATCTGATAGAGAGGCTATTAAAGATAATGAAATTGCTTATAAAACTGCTTTGTATAATTCTAGACAAATAGGAGGTCCTGGAACATTGGGAGCAATGAATAACGCTTATGCTAATAAAGTAATGAATGATGCTAAGATTAGAGAATCTTTTGCTAATCAAAATGCAGGAATATTAAATCAAACAGATGAATTTAATGTAGGACAAAAGAATTTAGCAAGAGAACTTAATTGGAAATCCAAAGCTAGAGCAGAAGATCAGGCATTTAGAGACATAGACGGAGTAGCGACCAATATGGCATCCAGCTATAAAACTACTAAGGAAAATGCTTCTCAAAACATGGCTTTAAAGATGATGGGAGATTTATATCCTGATTATAGATGGGATAAAAAAACATCTACTTGGAGACACAAAATTGATAATACTGAATTAACAGAGGATGTTAAATCAGGAAAAACAAAGCCTGTTACACAAACTACATAATATGCCAAACGCATTCACAGAAATCCAACCAGTAAGACAGCCTATTGATACATTTGTTCCTCTTCCTTTGGAACTAATGATGAAAGCTGGTGCTATGAAGCAAGAGCAAATCAATAATTCTAAAAGTTTATTAGATCATGATTTGGATGAATTTTCTAAACTGGGTAATATGAGTGTTAATTTAATTGGTTATGGACCAAATGGAGGGACACAAGATTTAGTTTATGATGATTTAGAAAAACAAAAACAATTTGTGATTTCTAAAATTAAAACTGAAAGAGAAGAATTAGCTGCAGGATTAGCATCTGGTAAATTATCAGATTATGATTTCAATAGATTATCAAAAAAACATATTTCTGATGCTATGAATCAATATAATCAATTAGCTGGATATAAAGAGGAAATAGATGGTATTAAAAAATACAATGACGAACTAAGAAAAAATAAAGAATTTGCTCTGGATAAATCTTATGGAACCGATGCTTTATCTTATAATACAAATTGGTATAATGCTGCTAAAAATGGATATTTATATCCATTTGCAGGAGTCGGAGTAGCGGATGCTTTTGATATTGAAAAAGATGTTCTTACTCCAATGGCTGAACATTGGACAAAAGATGGTAGTGGAGAATCAAGAAAAGATCTTAAAGATTTAGATGGATATATTAAAACAAATAATTGGGAGGGTATAACAAAAACAAGAGTATATAACTATGCTAAACAAGCATTTGAATCTCCAACTTCTAAAGTCAAACAGTATTCTGTACTAAATATAAAACATTTTTTAAGAAATAATAATTTAACAGGACAAGAAACTAGTTTAAATGGACAACCAATTACTATAACAGATGAAAAAGGTAACATTAAAAATGTTACACTTTCTGAATATTTAATGAATGAGCAAAAACAGTCATTTATTAATAGAGCAGTGGATAGAATAGCAGGAGAGGTATATAAAGAAGATTTAAAAGCAGATGAAATTTGGAGAGATGCTCATAAAGAAAAATTAGATCTAGATAAATTTACAGTAACCTCTCATTATAATAATCCTGATACTGAAAATGCAATAAATCTATATGGTAATGTTAATCCTATTGATCTACTTCAAAAAGGAACTTCTTATATAAATGCAAAATTAGCAGGATTAGATTTTGATAATCTTGTACAATATAAAGATGGAAATTTACAGGTTGACTGGTCTCAATTAGATGGTAAACCAGGGAATATAAATAAATTCTTTAAAAATATTGGATTAACTAGTGAAATAGCTTCTAATATTGATTATTCTGATGAAAATAAAGTTTTAGATCAAATTTTTAATATAGGAAGAAGTAGAGAATGGCTAACTCCTGAAATTGTTAATAAAAAAAGAGAAGAATTAGAAGCTATAAAAGCACAAAAGAAATATGTTGATCATAAAAAGAAAGAGGATGATGTAGAAGAGCAATTAAAAAAATGGGGTGCTGAACAAGTTATAAGAAATTTAGTTTATCAAAAAGTCAATGCTCAGCAATTAATTTCATTAGACCCGAAAATACATGTAGGTAAGGTTATTAATGATTTTACTTCTGAAAATTCATTAGATAAAAAACAAAATCAATCAACACAATTTAATGGAGAAAACAAAAATAATGCAAAAATGGAAATTGATTTTGGTACTTCAGAACCAACTATTAAATTAACTAATAGTAAAGGAGAATCTGCTAATTATCCTATTAGTGAGCCAACAATGAAAAAGGAATTATCGGAAATACAGCAAGTTCCATTAGCTAATAATAATGCTATGTATAAAGGAGATAGATTAAAAGCCGAACAGATAACTAATGCAAAAAATAAAATATCTCAGATGAGTACTGAAAATAAAATGGGATTTGCAGATAAAGATTTAGTACCTACAAGTATAGTAAACGAAAAAGCAGGTGATCACGCTATTTACTCTTATGAAGATAGAAATAATCCAGGTAAAATATATATTAGAATTGAGGATACAAGTACAAAACCATCGACATATAAATTAATTACAGAAGGAGATTTTATAGCAATACAAACTAGGAGGTTACAAAAAAATAAATTAACAAGATATATAGAAGAATAATATGCCAGATCCAAAAGATTTAATATCTATAAATTTAAAAGAATACAAACCCGAAAACATTGACTATAATCAAAATGCAGGATTTGACAAGTTTGGGAATCTAGTTGATTATGGAAGCAGTCAATATGATAAAAATGCTACTATAGAGGATTTACAAAGAGGTGATTTAAATGAAATTAGAGCACAGAAACAATCAGGTTGGGATAAAGCAACCAATGGTGTTTTAAAAGCTGTTGGTAAATTAGTACCCAGAGTGATAGAAGGATATGTAAATCCTATTTACGGACCAATTAAAGCACAAATAACTAATGATTTTAGTAATATTTGGGATAATGAAATAACTAATGCTTCTAATCAAGCTCAACAATGGCTTGATGAAAAACTTCCATTATATAATTCTAAAGATTTTTCTAATGCTCATGGATTTCAAAAGTTAGCTTATACTAATACATTATGGGGAGACATATTAGATGGAGTATCATATTCTGGTGCTGCTTTATTATCTGGTAGCTTATACACTAAAAGTTTAGCTTTAATTGGTAAAGCTGCTTCATTAGGTAAACTATCTGAATATTTAGGAAATTTAGAAAAAATTAAAGATTCCTCAGATGCTATAAAAACTATTGATAATGCCTCTAAACAATATAAATTAATTAATGGTATTAAACAAGGTACTTATGCTGCTGTAGGAGCTGGAGTAGAAGCTTCTCAACAAGCATTATCTGATAGTAATGAATGGGCACAGAATATGGAATATGTTCTTACACATGACAAAGAAGGACACGCTACTAGACAATTAACTGATAATGAAAAACAATGGATAGAAACTAATAAAAAATCTTTAGGTAATACATCATTTGCTTTAAATTTACCTATTATTATGGCAGATAACTGGATAGTTTTTGGTAAAACTATGCTAGCTAAAAAATCTTTAGAAAAAGAAGGACTTAAAGAAGTAGCTGATAGAATAGGTTTTAATGCTGCTGAGGATAGTTATTATACTTTAAAAAAAGATGGTATTCAAAAATTAATAGATAAAACTTATGGAATAAAATCTTTTGGGGAATCTATGTTAGCTGAAGGCGGACAAGAGACTGAACAACAAGGAGTAACCAGAGGAACACAAGATTACTACACTAAAAAATATTATAATCCTGATGCTGCTAGTTTTATGGATAGCTTTGCTAAAGGAATATCTACAGCATTTTCAGAAGAAGGAAGTGATAGTTTTTTAATAGGAGCTTTATCAGCAGGATTATTTGGTAATGCTACCAAGTTAATTAAAGAAGGAGCATCAGGATATAAAAATCCAATTGATAAACAAATACAAGAATCTATTGATTTGTTAAATAAAAGTAAATCTAAAGATATTATTAAAAATGCTGTAGAAACATTTAATAGACATTCTAATTTATCTAATGAATATGATGAAGCTGTAAAAAATAATGATAGTTTTATAGCAATGAATAAGATGGATGATATGATGAATAATCTAGTTACATCCAGAATTAAAACAGGTAAAATTGAGGATTTAAAAAATACCCTCAATGATATGAAATCCATGTCTCAAAATGAATTTGAAGACACCTACGGTATTAAATTATCTACAGATGAATTTACAGGAATTAAACAATCAGTTGCAGATTTTATACAAACAAAATTAAATTCTGTAAATAAAATTGAAAGTTTAAATAATTCTATTAATACTTTATTTCCTGAAGTTTCAACAAATATAAAAGATAGAGTTTTATATGCGGCTTTTTCATTAGAAAATTCACAAAAAAGAGCTAATGATTTAAATAATAAAACTACTAAAATACTACAAGATCAATTTTTTAAAAATGGTACTAATTTATTAATAGGAGATAATTCATTCCATACAGATAATTATTTACATTTAGATAATAAACAAAAAGAAGAATTTAAGAAAGCGATTAATTCTTCTAATATATCACCCATATCAAAAGAACAAATAAATAATAATTTATTCGATATTGATAAATTGTTAAAAAGAAAAGAATTATTTATTAAAGAATATGAAAAACTATTAAAACCTAATATTCAAGAAGAAATAAATAATCAAGATGGAGAAATTGAAAAAGAATTAAATTCTTCTAATAATAAAACAGATGAAGAATTAGAAAATTCTAAAAAAGAAACTTTAGATAAAATATTCAATTCTGAAGATCATGAAGAAATACAAGAATTAGCTAAACAACTTGCTTCTAATAAAACAGTAACAGAAGAAGATGTTAATAAAATTAATGAACATTATGAGAATATTAAACATACCTCTGTTAGACGTAAACAGGTAAGTGAAAAATTAAAAGCTGCTAAAGAGGTAAGAGATACATTAAAAAATAAATTAGAATCTACACAACAAGCTGTACAAGATAAATTAGATAGACTTACAGATATTCATAAAACATATAATGATTCACCAAGTGAAAAAAGACAAGAAGTTCCAGTAGCTTTAAGTCATTTAATTACTGGATTATCTAAAGATATTAAACAACTTGAAAATACAGTTGAAACTTTAGAGAAACAATTAAAAGATGTAGAGAATAAAATTTCTAAATTAGAATCTAAATTAGAACAATCTTATGCTGACTTAGCTAATGAATTAAATCATAAAAAATTAGATAGAGGAGTTATTGAAGGAAAAATATCATTTATTAAATCAAAAATAAAAGCACTTAAAAAGTTACTAAAAGATTTAATTAAAATATTCAATAATTTATATCCACATGCTAAACAACAATTTGATGGATTTACTACAATTGATGAAAAAACTGGTAAATTAGTATATGAAGATTCTCAATCTGTGGAAGGATTAGACGATGCTTCTATGGATTTAAGCAATAAACAAGCGGATTTAAGAGAATTAAATTCTACACTTAAAGAATTTAAAACTGAACTTAAAGATATTAATGCTGAAATTAAAGATTTAGAAGATGAAATTTCTGAGTATCTATCTCATTTAAATAAAATCAAACCTTTAGATTTCACTTTAGAACACGAAGAACCAGTAGTTAATCCAGAATTTACAGAATATCCTGAACAGAAAGCTAATGAAACTAATGATTTTATGCCTCCTAAAAAGGATGTGTCTTATGTATTTTTTAGTACTGCTGGGAATAATGTTAAATATATAAACGGAGAACCTTCTAATGAAATTACAGATGATGAAGATCAAAAGAGATGGTTTGCTTTTACAGATAAATTAAGACTCTCTAAACTATCAGGATATGTTTTAAGGACATTTCATGCAGATACACAAGATGAACTAACTAAATCATTAGGATTTGATAAAAACAAATATCCTAATAAGATTGTTGTTGTATTATATAGACAGGGAGAAAATAATAAGTTAGAACCTGTTAAAGTAGATGGAAAATATCTATTTACTACACTTCGTGATAGTATGACTCTTGATGAGTTAAAAGAAGGAATAGCAACTAACAAATTCACTAATAAAAAGAAATTAGATGATAAAGGACTACAAGCTATCATAACACATTATAATGCTATAAGAGAATCTATTCTCAAATCTAAAACTCCTACATTATTAAAAATTAATGGAAAAACAAGAGGTGTTGCTGTAGAAACTAATGTTACAGATGTTAATGGAAAGCGTATTTTTAGATTTCCATTATTAAATAGAATTCTTAAAAAAGATAATGCTGAAGAATTATCTAAATTAAAAATGACTGTTGCTACATCTGAATTAACACAGTTTAATGGAGATAATATAGATACATATCCTGGTGAGATATTAATAGAATATAATAGTCAAATAGTTAAAGGAAGAGTTGCTAAATTAAAAGAAATTAATGGTGCTGTGTCTAAAGTTTTAAGTTTATTAAAACAAGGAATGTCAGAAGCTGAAGAAGAAGGTGGAGTTAATACTAAAACATTTATTGCTTTAAATAAGCTTATTAATTATGGAAATATTAGTAGGACTAAAATAAATACTGAAGAAGACACTTATGATCCATATAGAATATTTATTACTAAAAAAGGACTTCTTTGTTATACCCCTAAAGGTAGTGATAAATTTAAATATGTTAGTTTAAAGAATTTAAATGATGATGAAGTAACTGAATTTTTAGGAGAAAAATATTTTAGAGTTAGTAAAGATTTATTAGCAGAGAATGCTAAAAATAAAGATGGTAAAGGAGAAATTCCTGGATGGAGTGGTTTTGTAGATCCAATAACTGGTAAAAAATGGGCTACATATAGAGAATTTTTATTTTCTACAGAAGGTAGAGCTAATGATCAAGTTCCTGTTGGTATAAATTTAGAGGATATTAATCAACAACAATTTAAATCAGTTGGATTACATTATGAAAATAATTCATACAAACCAACAACTCCTAAAAAGAAAACCACTAATACAGAAAAGGCTTCTAATGTAGAAATGAGTGATACATTCACTCAAAGGAATACTGGAGGACTGCAAGCAGAAAATACTGGAAAACATAATCCTAAATATAAGTTAAAAGAAAATAAAAACGAAGCCCAAAAAGCATTTGAAAAAGGAATACCTTTTAATTCTGAAGAAGAATTTACTGCAACTGAAGATAGTGGTTTAACAGCAGAAGATTTAGGAATTGATTTTAATAATCCTAAAGATGTATTTAATCAAGAAACTAAAACAAATAAAATAAAACCAGAAAACAAACAACCTAAGCAAGAAGAGGAAATAACTCCAGATATTAATAATTCTTCTAAAATATCAGATATTGATAGTATAAAAGAAGTAGACAAATTATCTAGTTCAAATAATAATTTACATTGGGATGACTTTTCAACAGAACCTCAAAATAAATTATATAATAATGAAAAACCAGCATCTAAAGAACAACTAGATAAAGAATGGGAATGGCTTAAATCTGTTTTACCAAGTATTACATATGAGAGAGTTAGAGGGCTTATTGATAGACAAGCTGTTGGAAGATTTATGTCTTATGGAAAGATATTAATATCTGATTTAGCTGCTGCTGGGGTTACATTTCATGAAGCTTGGCATTTTGTATCAACAAGTATATTAACTCAAGGAGAGTTAAATTTGTTATATAACGAATGGAAAGAAACAAATAAAAATAAACTTTTAAAAACTTATAAAGGAGAATATAAAAAAACTTCTGATTTTAATGATAAGGAAATTGAAGAAGCAATGGCGGAACAATTTAGAAGTTATATGTTAGGAGAAGATATGGATTTTGGTAAAAAACAAACATCTATATTTCAAAAAATTATTAATTTTATTAAACAATTATTTGGAATAATTAATAATTCAGATATTAAAACTGTTTTTGATAATATTAAAAATGGTGTTTATAAATCATCTAAACCTAATTTATTTTATAATAAAAATTTTAATTGTTTGCCTGGAAAATCTGTTGAATTTACAGATATGATAGTGAAATCCACAAATGTTTTATTTTTTAATAAAATGTTTAATGCTGGAACAACAATAAGCGATTTATCTAAACATGATTTTGTAAACATATATAATGATATACTATCTACTTTTAAAGGTAGATGGAATGCTTTATCAGATGAACAAAAGAAATTATTAGCAAATGATTATTTATATATATTCCAAAATTGGAATCATATAGTTGGTCATCATATTACATTCTTAAAATCATTAGGAATAGATTTAAAGATTAAAAAAGTTAAATCTGAAGATAAAGTAAATGTTAAACCTGCTTCTATATCAGAAGAAGATTTTGAAAATGATGAATTAGAAAATCAAGGAAAAGATCAATCTGTTTATGTAGAATCAGTTAGATATTCTACAATAGATGGAATGCCTCCTGTTATAAAATTATTAGTTGCATCATTGCCAGAAATGACAATGGAATATAATAAAGAAGGCTCACCTATATTTAAAAGTGTATTTAATAAATTAGGACTTGTTAAAAATGCCGATTTTCAAAAAACTGCTGGTTATTTACAAGATAAACTTGTAGGCGTACAAGACTTTGATGATATGGTAGTGAAGCTTACTAATCTTTCATTAGAGAGACCAGAAATAAGTCAATTACTAAAATATTTGAAAACAAGTATTGCTAATACAACACCAGAAACATTATCTGTAGATGAAGTCTCATTACAAGAGAAATTCTTTCAACAATTTGCTAAAACAAAACCTGTATTTCTAACAACACTTATAGATTATGATGGAAATGTTTATCATGTTGATTCAAATGATTATCAATTAGGCAAAAAAATTAAATCTAATTGGGATAATAATACAAAAGATGATTATTATTCTGGAAAAGGTATTTGGAAAAAAGATGAAAAAGGTAAAATTACTTTATTAAAAGAAAGACTTAAAAATTATATTACTAATAATCCATTAAATGTATTTTCTAATAATATTAAATTTTTAAATTTGCTAGGTGTGAAGTTTTCAACAGATACTTTTACAAAAGAAGAACAAGAAGTAATTAAAAACGCAACTAATAAAATTTATAAATATATATTAGATAATCCAGATGTTAATGATATATTTAATAGTAATATTGTAAATACAGAAATTAATAATTTAGTTAATATAGAAAGTAATTACACAAAAGATCAAATAGAATTACAGCATATTAATGCAGAAAATAAAACAATTTATGGAATTACATTAAATAATTATCTTTCGTTAATTACTAATGATATAACTAATGGAAATACTCCCGATCATTTATTAGAAAAAAATAATCCTTATGTTAAAAATTCATATTGGCTTCAAAAAATAAGAGAAGGAAAGAAAATAGAAATTGCTATTAATGAAGGATACAAAATAAATGAACAAGGAGAAGAAGGAGAAGTAATTTCAGCCGCCAGTCCTAGTAATTTATACCTCTCTCATATAAATAGTATTTTAAATGGTGTATTTCCATTTTTACAAAATGCTGATAGAAAGTTATCTTATGCTGTTAAAACAGATATTACATTTGGTAATGATGATTTTAATCATATATTGCAAGGATATATGTATGATGAATTAATTAGAATTGCAGAACTTCATAAGAAAAATGGAATAGGAACTAATATTGAAAATTACAATAAAGATGGTGAAAAATTTACTATATTTTTTGATTTTCCATTTGAAGAAGAATTTCGTACAGAAGCATACAAATTAAAAAATAATAAACAAATTAATGAATTTTTAATAAAACATAATGATGAAATAAATAAAGTATTTGATCAATATTTTAAAAATAAAACTGAAGAGTTATTAAAAGAATTAAAAAAATATCATCTCATTTTAGATGATGTTAATAATAAATTCACTATTTCTGGAATAGATAAAACTAAAGTTAATGAATTATTAGGAACTTCTAAAGAAAATTATACTAAATCAGATTTAGAATTAGTTGCTTCTTATATTTATAAAAATCAATTTATTGCTTATGTAGAACAAAGTAAAATCTTTACTGGAGATTTAGCTTTATTCAAAGATCCTTTTAAAAGATTCTCTATGATTTCAGGTACTAAAAAAATATCTGATACTAGATCAGCATTAGATAATTGGTTAAATAAAAACTTTATAAGAAAAGATAAAAAACAAGCTGATGGAACATACAATGTATTATTATCACATGATGTATTAGGTAATGTAGATACAGATTATATTGAAATATTAAAAACTTTTGGTTTATCTGATAGTGATATTGCTAAATATATGAAGTATGAAGAAACTGATGGTCAAGGTTGGATAACTCTTGATGAACACAGGGAGTTTTTAATGAGAAATGGAGATTTGCCAACAGGATATCAAAAAGCTTGGGAAAAAGCACAAAGAGGCGAGGAGCTATCAAAAGATGAATTAATGTTCTTTATGCCTATTAAACCTCAAGCATATACACCAAAAGTTGGTACAGGTATGTATGATGCTACAGGTATAAAATGTTCATTTTGTCCTTTAATTCCAAGTATGATAAAAAATACCATTGGATTAAAAGACATGTTAAAATATATGACAGATAATAAAATAGGTATTCATGTTGTAGGATCTGTTGAAAAATTTGGAGCAACATTAATTGATGGAAAAATACCAGAGTTTTATGATGAAAATGGTAAGTTTAATACAAAAAATAAAAATATTCAAACATTTCCTTATAAATATTTAGGAATACAATTAGATATTGCACCTGTTGAAAAAGATAAAGTTACTTTTGGTACACAATTTAGAAAATTAATTATGACTAATTTATTTGCTTTTGGTAAAAGTAAAAAAATAAGAGTTTTAAGAAATTCTAAATTAGAACCAGTAGACACACAAGAATTATTTGATAGATATGAAAACGCTGTTTCTAAATTAACAGAAATAAAAAGAAATCAATTAAAAAAAGAACTTTCTTTAGAACATGATGGAATTAATTGGAAAATCAAAAACTTTGATAAATTAAAAGATTTTATTATTAATGCTGCTCTAGATAGAAACTCAGCAGATAATGTCATAGAATCAATAAAATTAGCTCTAAATAGTGATAATAAAGCTATTGATGCTACTTCTATGAAAAATAAAATAGAGAATTTATTATCTTCTATTATTAATAATGATGTAATATCTCAAAAAATGTTTGGAGATATGAAAGTTATGGGTACATCTGCTGGTTGGGAAACTAAACCAAGAGTTGTTAATGGAGAACATAAAGGAGTTAAAAAATGGCTTCCTTCTAATGAAACATTAAAATTCTATACAGATGAAAATGAAGGTGTTAGTAAAATGGAGATATATCTTCCAGATATTTATAGAAGTAAATTTGGTGATGAAAATGGCTTTACTATAGGGAATGATTTATCAAAAGTAGATAAAAGACTTCTTGAAGTTATTGGATTTAGAATACCTACGCAAGGATTTAATTCTATGGAGAGCATAATTATTAAAGGTTTCTTACCAAAAGAAGCTGGTAATTTAGTAGTTGTTCCATCTGAACTAGTTGTAAAAGCAGGTATTGACTTTGATGTAGATAAAATGAATATACTATATCCAAGTGTATTTAAAGTAGGAAATAAATTATTTTATCTCAGTAAAGATAATATACCAGAGATATATAAAGAAATACAAAATAAAGTTAAAACTTCATTTACTATAGAAAGTAAAAATGAAATTACACAAAAAGAATTAGAATATTCTAAGCTGTCTCCTGATGAATTTATTAAAAAATTCTTTGATGATAATGAAGAAGGATTATTAAAAAATGAAGTATTAGAAACTTCAAAAGAAATATTATCTTCTCCAGAAGTTGCTAAAGAATTATTAAAACCCAATGGTACAGAAACATTAAAAACTATTGTTAATCATATTAGAGAAATTACTCAAAGTGGAAGAGGAAAAAAACCAAGTTCTAGCAAAGTCGTTGATTTAATGCATAATATCAAAGTAGCTATTGCTTTGTGGTCTGGTAAGGATGGAGTAGGAGCTACAGCTTTACATAATACCACACATGTCATAGCTCAAAAAGCAGGACTTTATATTAATAGTGATACAAGTATTGGATTAAAACATAATGAAGTAGAAGATAAACCTGGATTAATATCTTTATCTGGTGAATATACATATGATGGAAAACATAAAATAACAGATTTAATTAATGAATTTTTATCTGCCTATGTAGATGTTGCTAAAGATGATATTGTATTTGATTTGAATGCAGGAATGCAAACAGTTAATATTTGGATGTATTTATTAAGAGCTGGTTGTTCTCCAAATGAAATAGCTTATTTTATGAGACAACCAATAATAAGAAACTATGTAATTGCGCAACAAATTAATGAATCTATTCCTAATAAATTAGCTGATAAAGAACTTAGTAAAAATAAATTAATAAAAAAAGTAATAGAAAATTTTCATGAAGAATTTAAAGTAAATCCAGTAAAAGTAGAAAAATTAAAAATTTCTGATAATTTATTTGATGAAAAAATATTAGAACATAATATCAAAAAACCACTTGGAGATAAGGATGACAGAAAAGAAAATCCACAATTTCTAAGAGATCAATTACATTATCTGCAAGAATTTATAAAATACCAAGATGACGCTAAAAAATTATCTGATTTAATTAATGCTAGTAAATTTGATACTATTGGAGTAGATAAAAATAGAGGAGCTAATAGACAAAGAATTAAGAATTTAAATAAAATAATAAACGATGGATTTTTTGGCAATTTAGATAACTATTTAAACGATTCTGTAATAAAAGAATTTTATAAAACAGCTACTGAAGCAGCAGATTATTACAATGATTTATTTATTACAGATGGTGCAAAAGCGAGGCGTGTTTTAAGTCAAATAGATGAAATATTCGATAAAAGAGAAATTAATTCTACTACTAAAGCAGAATTAATGGATATTGCTGAGAATGAATTTATTAGTTATTTATTACAAAATATTCCTTTTGATAAAATAGCATTAGGACAAGAAATTGAAAGACTTACTACAGGAGTAAATTCTATTGCTAAACAATTCAAGAGAGTTGTTGAGAAATATATGAATGATGAAAAAGCTAAGAATAACTCAGATCATTTTATTAACAATCCTTTTATTAAAGAACTACAATGGATATTAAATAATAAAAATAAAGACAAAGATTTTTTAAAATTATTTAGTAGGAAATACAATACATATCAAGCTAATCAATTAAGAGAAGGATTTTTAAAGTTATTTGAAATAAGTCCTAAATTAGCAGAAGATATTATGAAATTAGGAATTATTCAATCAGGACTTAATAATTCTCCAATTAGTTTTATGTCTATTATTCCTGCTGAGAAATATTTTGAATTAGCTAATAGAATTATAACTAAATATAAAAATTCTAATGACTTTGATTATAATAAATTTATTTCTTTATTTCATAATAATAACAGAAAGAATTCTAAATTAGTACCTGTTATTACAAGTAGAATGAAATTTAAAGGATGGAGTGTAAAAATAAGTAATGATTACACTAAATTAACAATGGATTTAGATAAAGTTAGTCCTAACTTTGCTAATGCGTTATATGTAAGAAATTTAGTTAAAAATCCAGAATTTGAGAAAAAGAATGAACAACAAGTGGCGGAATTAAAAGCACAAGGTAAAGAGAAGTTCATCGAAATGATTTATAAACAAACAGAAGTTCCTGGTGTCTATGTAAGAACTCAACCAAGAGGAGATGGAATGTGGTATCATGATTATTATCAAAATGAAGAATTTATAGAAAAACCATTTTCTGATGAAGCATTAAATAATTTTAATACAGAAGAGGATAACCAAACACCAAACACAAACTATAATTCAAATGATGTAGTAGCTGTTAATTTTGGTAATGAAAAAAGTAATAATCAAGAAACTACTGAACAGATATATTCTAAATTAGGAAATAAAACAGTTTCTGGTAATGTTCAAGTAGTTGATAAACCATATCTGCATTCTAATGAACAAAGACAAGGAAAAGCTGTTGTTGCTTATAAAATAGGAACTGGTGTAAAAGGAGAATTAGAAAAAGTAAAAACATTTGAGAATCCTTTTCATGTTAGAACAGATAAATCTACTAAAGAAAATGTTATTGATTTTATAGATTTTGTATTAAATAGCAATGAACCTCAAGCACAATGGATTAGGGAACAACTAAAATCTGGAAAATACAAAGGAAAACCTATTTACTATGGAAATACAAAAGCTAATAAATCTAATGAGCCTTCTCATGCTACAGCTTTAGATTATTTAATTAATAAATATGATTGGAATCAAGAGAAAGGTAATGAACAAAGTAAAGCAAATTTATCTAATTTTCAAGGATATAAAGGAGGATTTGAAAATACAGGAAAAGGAACTCCTCAAGGTGATGGTAAAGATAAAGCAATGAGAGAAGTTGCTGATGGTTTTATTGGAGAAATAGATGAATATTCTTTTGAAAATAGATTGCCTTCATCTACAAGAACTTCAGCAATAGAAATTGGGTCTAAAAATGGTAATAAATCAAATGCATCTGTTGATATAGATGATAAAGGTAAAAGAGAGATTACAAGTGGAAATCAAGAAAATCCTAAAATTGTAATGCTTGCAAGAAATGGTAAATTTAAAGGAACAGAACTAAATTCCTCTACAAAATCTACAATAAAATACGTATTTAGTAGAGGTGCTGAATTTGTAGTAGGAGATATGCCTAATGTTGACAGTCAATTTATAGATTATTTACAAGAAATAGGAGCTAAGTTTACCATCTATCATACAGGAAATGAAAGTAGGATTAAAGTTAAAGAAAGTAATAAACAAAGTAATAATCCAATAATCAACTTCTTTGAAACTAAATTCAATCTTCCTGTAGAATATGATAATACACTTAAACCTAATGAATCAGGTTATGTAGAAAATGGTAAAGTATTTTTAAATCCTAATATTAAAACTGAAAATCTTAATGAAGTATTAGTAGAAGAATTTACACATTTAATAACTACTAAACTTGAAAAAGAAAATCCTACTCAATTTGAAGCATTATTCCAAGATTTATTAAATACTCCTGAATATAAAGATATAAGAGAAAAAGCTATTGCTAAGATTAATTCTTTATATCCTGAATTATTAAAAGGTGAGCAAGATAAATTATATTCTAAGTGGAAAGAAATTGGATTAGCCACTTTTTTAAGTTTATCTCCATTACAAACTAAAGATAATATTCAAAAGTTTAATACTAAAGTTGAACAAATAGTAGATAATTCAGAAACTAAACTTAGTAATGTAGAAGAAGGTGAATATAATAAATGGTATAACTCTTTACCTAAAAGATTACAATATACAGAAGACTATGATTTAAAAGGTTTATTTAAAGATATTAAAAATAACCCACAACAATATAAAGAGTTTATTAATGGATTAAATGAATATAATAAAATAGGAAATGATAATGGTTTTCATGGAGTAGATAAATTTAAAAAGCCAAATCATTTTACTTTTTCAGATGAAAGCATTTATTCCAATAGTAAACAGCAAGGTGGTAAATGGATAGAAAAAAATGGTAAATGGGAATTTCATGCAAGTGATTTTAATTTATTACAACATTCTCCAAAAGAATTAGAACAATACTTTAAAGAAAATGAACCTGATTCTAAATTAGTTTTACCAGATTCTTTAAATTTATTTCATAAAGAAGGTAAAATAGATTATTCTAAAACTCAATTACCTGAAAAGATATATCAATCCTATAAACATGAGTTATTAGGACAAGCTACAGCTTTAGCAACTAAAGAAAAAGTAAGTAGTGGATTAAGGGCTATTGCTGATAAACTATTAAATTGGATTAAAAATACTTTAAGTAAATTAAGATTTAAGAAAGTATCTGATATTAAAACATTCAAAGATTTAAAGAATGTATTTGAAGATAATAATGTTAGAATTAATTTAGGTAATGAACAAGTTACAAAAGAACAACAAGTAGAAGAATATAAAGGATTTTGGACAAGAGATGAAGTTGCTAAACAAACAGATAAAGTATTCTTATTTGGAGATAATACTAATGATAGAGTAAATACTAAATATGTTCCTTCATCTACACAAGCTGTAATTAGAGGATTACCCAATGCTATTGGTATAGATACTAAAAAAGATAGAGGTACTAATGAAGGTACTTTAATAAAAGTTGAGAATAATTCTTTAAAAAATGGAGATGTAGTTTATTCAAAAAAAGGAGAGAAAACTCAACAATTTATTTTTAGAGGATTAAGAGAAGAAGGTAAATTAGGGGCAAGAAGTCCAAGATTAGAAGATACTGATGGTGAAATAGTAATTCCAGGAGAAAATGTAGAATTATATAAAAAGGCTAATTCTTCTTATTTTACAGATGCTGATTTTGCTCAATTTAAAAAACAAGTAGATGAAGCTATTCAAAAAGCTAAAGATAGTGGTAAAACTATTGTAATACCTGCTGATGGTATTGGTACAGGTAAAGCAATGCTTAAAGAAAAAGCACCTAAATTATTTGAATATTTACAACAAGAATTAAATAAATTAAAATCAGATAATACAGAAGAACAACAAGATAAAACTATTAAAATAGAAAACTTTAATGATAAAAATGGTGGTGATACCTCAATAACTAATGATAAAAATAGTGTAGAATTATCAAAAGAATCAGTATTAAATGATATAATTAATGGTCTTACAATACTTAATGAAGATAAAACATTATCTATAAAAGAAAAAAATAGTAAAATAAAAGCATTAAGAGAATTAAAGAATATTGTAGAAAATAAAAAAAGTCTTACTGAAAAAGATCTTGGTGAAATAAGAAGAAAATTTTGTAATATATTATAATGTATTGTCCTAATCCACATAGTGAGCTCTATAAAGAGCTAATGGTAATAAACAAGAATGATAAGGATCTAGTTTATTATGCTTATCATGAAATAGAAAAATTGCAAGAAATGGGACTTATATCTAGTAAAAGATATAAGATGCCTGATGGTACAATGCGTTATACTATTAATAAAACAATTACTGAAAAATCATTAGCTGAGTCTTATAGAGGCAATAGTGGTTTTACAATTGATTTATCTAAAAAACAAAAATTAGATAATTATATTAAACAGTTTAATATTAGTTTTTTAAATACGGAAATTAGTAAATCTGGTAAAGCAATATTTGTTAATATTACACCTGTGAAAAATCATGTAATTAAAGATATAAGAAATAAAGATGAACGTAAATTAGAAGAAGGATATAAACAAAATAAGAAAGAAGGTAATTGGGATATTAATTCTGAAGGAGATGTTGTTCATCCTGATGATATGTATCAAGAAGATAATAAAATTAATTATGATTTATTTCAAAATAAAAATACTAATTTTATACAATTTAATAATCAATTAAATTCTAAAATTAAAAGTTTCTTATCTAAAATAGGTGTAAATACAATTAATGTAGAACAAATATTAGATAAAAATGGTAATCTTCTTTCAGCTGTAGCAGTTGCTAAAATGTTAGAAAAGATTATTCAAGTAGTTGAAAATAAAGCAGATATAACAACACTTCCTGAAGAAGCAGCACATTTCTTTGTAGAATTATTAAAAGATAATCAACTTCTAAATAAAATGTTAGGAGATATAATTAATTATCCTGAATATAAAGAAGTAAAAGATTCTGAATTTTATCAAAAACAATACAAAGGAGATGAAACTTTAATTAGAAAAGAAGCTATTGGTAAGTTAATAGGAAGAATTATAGCAAAACAAGAAACATCAGAACAAGCAGTTTCTTGGTGGGGAAGAGCATGGAATAAAATAAAATCTATTTTTAGTGGTAAATCTTCATTATTTGAAGAGATCGCTTCTGACATAAGAAAAGGTAATACTTTTAAATTAGATGTCTCTAAAACGCTTAAAAATGAGTTTTATCAAGAAACTAATAAGCAACAAGAAACCATTGATAAACTTAATAAACATGAGGTTTCTCTTAATACTGATGCAATTAATGAAAGAACAGGCAAAAAAGGTGTATATTCTGTATTAAAAGATGGAATATTAAAACCTATTAAAAAACGTGTATCTGATATTGTAGATGAATTTCAAGCCCGAAAATATCAACATCCAATTTCAGAAGCACAACAAAAAATATATGATATTAGAGCGGAATATGGACATGTAGCACATGAAGACATTTCTAATATAATTACAAGAATTATTGAAAATTTAGAAGGTGTTGAAAATACTCCTAAAACTAATAATCTTCCAGATAGTATTTATAACAAATTACATAATTTTTACTATGAATTTATAACAGATATTATAAAATCAGATGGAGGAGGTACAAAATTCTTTACTGAAAAAATGATTTATGATGAAAAAACAGATACTGCTGGAACAATAGACCTATTAGTTATTCATCCTAATGGACAAATTAGTATATATGATTGGAAATTAATTGAAAATTTAGATAAAAAGGGAATACATTATAATAAAGAAGCTCAATGGAATATACAATTAGCTAATTATAGAAAAATATTAAGAAGTTATGGACTTTCTAACATTAAAGAAGATGGAAAAGATATTTCTTTATTTAGACATACCAGAATTATTCCAATAAATGCTAAATATACAAAGAATAAACTCACTTCTATTGAAATAGGTAATAAGAAATTAGAAGAGAATAAAAACTATTTGAATCCTGTTCCATTAACAGGATTAGAAGAGGTTGGAGAATTTGAATTTACTGGAGATGATAAAAAAGATGAATTATTAAAGGCTTTAATTTATCAAAGAGAAGAATTAATTAATAAAGAAGAATCTACTATTGAGGGTAAATTAAAGAAATCTGAAAGACTTGAGCGTTTAAATAAAACTATTAAAGATGTAATAGTATCTGGAGAAGTTAAATCATTTCTTGAAGATGCAATGTTTGAATTAACATATATCATTAATAAAGGTATAGATAATTTAAATGATGATGAACTTGTAACAGCATATAAATTAGTAGATTATTATTCTAATTTAAGAAAGAAAGGAATAATTTCTAGAGAACAAATGAAGAAATATGAAACTTTATATACTAAAGTTACTAATAATGCCCAAGATTTATATAACAAAGTATTCACCACATATAAACAAAGAATAAAGAATGTGGCTTCAAATGTAGGTATTAATAATGTAGAACAATTACAACCACAAATTGGATTATTGTCTAGATTATTTAGAACATTGGGACAACAAAATCATCCTATATTCTCTACATTCAAACGATTATTAGATAAACAAAGAGATATTGTTTATAATAAAACAGAAGAGCTGAGATTAAAAATTGAAAGTAAATTAGAAGGGATTGAGAATTATGCTAAAAGACATGGAACTTCTCAAAAAGAAGCATTTAAAAAGTTATTAGGAAGAAATGCTAAAGGAGAACTTACTGGAAATCTAATAAATGAAGTATCTAGTGAATTTTATGACTTGAAAGATAAAGCAATTCAAGATAAAGATGTTAAATGGATAATTCAAAATTCAATATTTAATGAAACTAAATATGAAGAGAGATTAGCAAGCAATAAACAAATTTGGAAAGATTTATATATAGATGTAGAAGCACCTAATAAAGAATTATATAATAAGAAAATTAAAGATTTTCAATCTAAATATGATGCTAGATTATATAAACGAGAAAACAATAACTCTTTATTTAATAGAAATAATTATTTCTTAGAACCTAATATTGATATTTGGAAATCTAAAGAATTAAAAGAACTTGAAAAATCAGAAAATAAAGAATTATATGAATTTTATAAATTATTTACAGACACTATAAAAGAATTTAAAGAGTTTTTACCAGAACATATTTCTAATAATTTTATTCCAAATTTAACAAATGATTTAATTGATCAAATTGCTAATAATGGATTAGATAGTATTAAAGGATTAGGAGCTTCAATAGTTAATAGTATTGAATCTAAGAATGATGGAACTTTAGGTATGATAAATCCTTTAACAGGTAAAAAAATACATTCAATACCTTTATTATATGTTGAAAATTTAGTTGATGCTAAAACTGGTAAAAGAGATAATACTTTAAAATCATATGATTTAGGAAAAGTATTATTGTTATTTTCACAATCTGCGTATAATTATAAATATATGTCAGAAATAGAATCTTCTGTTGATATGTTAAGAGAAATACTTACCTCACAACATGAAGTTATTATGACCCATAAAGGAGTTGAAAGAATAGATAAAGTTACAGGTAAAATCATGTCTGCTATTGGTAATGCTGATACTTTAGAATTATTTAATGATTATGTAAACTACTATTTATATGGTATTAAAGTTAAGGGAGATGATGCTATTTGGGAAGTAGGAGATAAAAAAATATCTCAACAAAAAGTATTTTCTAAAATATTAAGTATATTTAGTGGTAAAGCTTTAGGTTTAAATATAATATCTGGGACTGCTAACTTAGTTGGTGGTGAAGCAAATATATTCTTTGAAGGTATTAAAGGTAAATACTATACTAATAAAGATTATCATACAGGATATACTAATTTAACTACAGATAAATCAAGATGGGCAATTACATTCTTTGATATAGATAGTAATAATACTATTTATAAAAAAGCTAAGGATTTATCCATATCAGGTGCTATTAAACATTTAAGTTTAGATCAATTGTATGTTTTTCAAAGAAAAGGAGATTGGCTTATTGAAAATAGTGTATTATTAGCTATGCTAAGAAGTCATACAATTATTGATGGAAAAATAGTTAGAATGAATGAAGAAAGGTCTAAAAAAAATAATAAATCTTTATATGACCTAATGGAGAAAAAAGGAGATAAATTTGAAATTCCTGGATTAACTGACGAAGCATTTCATAAATTTAGAAGAAAAGTAAAATACGTCTATAGTACTATAAAGGGTAATTCTGGAACAGAGGATATTAATTCTATGAGAATGACTATTCTTGGACAAACATTAATGCAATTTAGAAATTGGATTCCTAGAATGTTAGATGAAAGAGCTGGTAATTTAAGATATACACAAGATTTAGATGAATGGGAGGTTGGTAAATATAGAAGTTTTTTGAATCATACAATTAATAAACAAATACTTCCAAATTTATTTGGAGCATTAACATCTGGAGGAGTATTAGGATTTGGAGCAGGATTAAATTCTAAATCTATAGAAGAAAAAGCTAAAGAGTTATATCAAAAATTAAAAACTACTAATCCTAACATAGAAATTACAGAAGAAGAATATATAGCATTACATAAACAAAATCTTAAATCCACAGCATTAGAGATACAACTAATTATTGTTTTCGCTATGATATTAGGAATGTTGAAACCACCTGATGATGATAAAGACAAGGATTGGCTTAGATATAGTGCTAAAAAATTAACTAGTAGATATTTAAATGAAATTTCATTCTTTTTAAATCCATCAGCAGCTACACAAATTCTTAAAAAACCAATACCTATTATGAATTTAGGAACTGATATATTAGATTTTACATCTGATTTTTTTGGAGAAATTACTGGAGAAATAACAGGTGATGAAAAACAAATAAAAAGAAATAAACCACTCAGAAGATTCAACAGATTATTCCCTGTAATGAATTCTCTTGAATCTTTCTGGTGGTTATTTGATCCTAATTATAATAAATAATTTACTGTATGGAAAATATAAGGAAAAATAGGTCTATTCTTAAACCTATTTTTCCAAAATATATTCCTAATAAATTTCTCTCTTTATAATGAATTAATCCTAATCCAATACTAGTTTTATTATAATAAGGATAAATTAAATAAATTTTCTTCATTTCTTATTATCTAGATATGTTTTTTCTGAAATAGAGAAATACTTTCTACAAGATAAACACTCCATTTTCTTTTTTCTAATCCCAGCAGCACTAACTAAATTTCCATCAGACTTGGTTCTTTCACTTCCACATTTAGGACAAGAACATTTAGAATGTCCTTGAAATATTCCGACATGTATTTTAGGTTTAATATATAATTGTAATTTATTATATACTTTTTCAAGTAAAATAACATCTCTACAACAATAAGAAATCATCTTTTTAAGAGCTATGTTGCTATTATGCTGAATAATATCATGCCATAAATCTATTCCTCCTGTATCTTTTTTACCTCCAAAACCAAAGAATTTTCCCAAATAATCTAATCTATTAGAGTTAAACTTAAATTTACTTCGTGCAATTTTAAGTGTATCTATACTTTGTATTTCAGGCATATTACTTATTCCATGAAATAACATTCTAGTTTTTAACCAAGGAATATCAAATTTATCTCCATTGTGTCCGACTACAATGTCTGCTGTATTTAAAATTCTATGAAATTCTTTGCATAATTCTTTATCATCTCCTTTATCCCAAGATAAAGAATAGACTTTTCCACTATCATTATATTTATAACATACACAAATAATTGCAGGTTCTGTTAATATTTGATCATAAGTTATATTTAAATTATAACCTGGTCTCCAAAACCAACCTGTTGCATAACTAGTTTCTATATCTATAAATAATATTTTAGGAGAATTTTTATTTTTTTCTTTCATATTTTATTTATGTAAAAAGAAGACATGATTTTAGCCTAGTCTTCTTTAATTGTAATAGCACTATAATATATAATCTATTACGGCTAGAGAGAATTACCGTGTACAGGTATCTCACGCACTAAGTTTCATCACTAGTATCTAGGAGAGGATTACTTGTACTATTTTTATGCATTTTAAGCCCCTTTAGAGATTGTTTTACGCCAAGCTGTACGCTTTCTATTAAACATTGTATCAAATGTCTTAAAATCAATATTTGTACCTCCTGCAACTTTCTTTTGCATGTAATTATAGGTTACAGCAGAGCTTTTCTTCATATAACCAAGATTACTGTTTAAAAATTTATTTACAGCACGTCTAACTTTATTATCAATATTATTCATAATTATTTATTATTTATTTTACTTCTTATTTCACTAAATGTAGTTTCTTTTACTAATTTACCGTTTAAATAGACAGTTTGAAGTTCACAATTTTCTACTTCTTTCCAACTAACTTGATCAACTAAATAATAATCTCCTACATCATTTTTATATACAGCTATTAATCCTTTAGCCGATTTCTTTGTACCATCATCAGTAATAGGATCTTTAAAGATTTCTCTAGCTGCAGTTATATATTGTGGACAATTATCTTTTTTACAATCATTTTTCTCACAATCACAAGATTTCTTAATTTCTACATAAGTAGATTTTACAGCTCCTCCTTGATTATCTCTTGTGGCATAACCCATAGAGTAAGAACCTATTCCTAATACAACATTAGTACTAGCAAATCCTTTAGCTTTAAGTCTCTCACAAATCTCTTTAGCTGTATCTAAGGTAATAGAGTCACCATAAATAGCTCCAATATGTGAATCCAGAACTTTGTAACCTTGTTCATTTACAGTACCCCCAAATATATCCCAAAGTAATTCAATTACACCTTTATTAACAGAAGTTACATCTGTAGTTTCTTCACCAATTACTTCATAATTATCATTTAGTTTTACTTTATAGTATTTATTATCAGTATAGTTAAGAACAATTCCATTTTCACCTACTTTATTTAATACACCTTCAGTAAATCCTTGAACTCTCCAAGCATCACCACAAATAATATCAACAGGATTACCTGAATCAGGTCTAATAACTAGTTTACCATCTCTTGTTAAGATTTCTTCTTTTAGTTGAGGTAAGTATTCTGTAATTAATTTCCATAAATTCCAAGTATCGGATACCACCGAAAGAATGCCTTTAGGATATTGTTTCATGAGATATTTTAAAGTATCTATTTCTCCCTCTTTACCATGAGCACACATTACTGAATGTTCACTAGCTGGTACACTAAATCCTACATTATCATCTCCATAATAATATTTAATACCTTGTAATGCAGGTATAGTATCTGTACCCATAAAACTTGTTAAAAAGCCCATTCCTGAGCTTATAGCAGATTCTATAGATTGCATACCTCTAAAACTAAAATCATGTCCTTGAAAATTTACAAATTCTAAAGTGTCTGTATTAGTTTCTTTAGCATATTTAGTTAATACTTTCTTATAAGCATAAGATAAACTTGCTGAGTGTACAGGTTTCCAAATTAACGTACTTAAACTAGTTTCTAAGAAATTAGTTACCCAAAAGAAATCAGGATGGGTGTTTTTAATAGTAAATAATGGAATACCTTCTTTTATAATAGTTCCTTCTTCTAAAGCTTTAATTTCAATAGGAAGATATCCTAAATCATGCAAGGCTTCAAAATGAGAAACATCATATTCCATTCCTAAATAACTTTGTAAAAACTCTTTAGCTTCATTTATCATTTGATCTTTAGGTTGTTTAAAGAAATTTTCATTCCATAAATCATTAATGTATTTACACATATATTGAATACCAAATACTACTATATCTTTAGAATTTTCTGGCATTCTTTTAGTACTACGACAAGTATAATTACTATATACTAATGTAGTATTTTTAGGATACATAAGTCTATGTGAAGACTTATATCCATCTATATTTAATAAAGGATTAATTTTTAACATTTTTAAATAAATTTATAGTTTCTAAGTTTTCATAACAATAATTAGTATATACAATTCCTTTAGAATTTGTAGTAAATATTTTGTCAAACAATTTAAATAATTCTGAATTAGGAGCTTCTACAGTTATGTGACTAACAGCCAAATATAACTTACCTATATTTCTTTCTTTAAGTAATTTTGCTAATCCTATAAATGTTCCTCCATATACACAAATATCATCTATTAAAAGAATATCCTTACCTCCAAAATCTTGTTTATCTATAATCTGAATAAGTTTATCTTTTTCTCTTGCTTTACTAGCAGAATAAGTTTCTCCTTGCCAATTTATTTGTTTACAGAGTTTTATTAAAGATTTAAATCCCCCAGCATCGCCACTCATTAAAATAAGATTATTTTTAATTCTGCTATCATAATTCAAATTATCAGTAGTTCTATCAAATTCATCTTCCAGTATTACAGGATATGTAGTACTATCTGATTTCTTTATAGACCATAAACAATTTAGTATAAACCTAAAATTATCAATAATTTCACAATTATTTAATAAAGCTGGAGTAACATCTGAATGTGGATGGAATACTTTAACTTTTTCAAAATTGCAGGAATTAATAAAATCACATACTAATTTAAGTTCAAATGATTCATTAGGATTAAATCTTCTATCATGTTGTTGTTGAAACATACAAGGAATAGTTATTTCTTTTAATTTAGGATTAGCATCTTTAATAGATTTAAGGAGAAACAAATCTTCATAAGAATTAATTCTATATGTAAGATTTGTTTCATTTAAATCATTAATTACATACTTACCTCCATCTGGGTAATTATCAATTATCATTTAATTTCTTTATAAATTTTATTTCTATTATCTTCACCTTTATTTAGATGAATATTTTCTCTTAACATCATAAGACTTGCAATAGCATGATCTATATGATGACATTGACTTTCATCAATATCTTCTCCTATCATCCAAGCATTTAAATGTCTTTGACAAGCATCATAATATCTAAGCCATTCCATTCCTTTAGAATAATTAAATTTAGCATATTTTTTAGCTCCATAATTAAATACTTTAGCTACAGACATTAAACTATGTTGAGGAATATCAGATATACAAATTTTCCCTTCATCATTTTTTATTGCTGCTGTTATAGGTTCAGATTCAAATATTCTTTTTCTATCTACACTCATAATATATTTGTTATATATTTAGCTAATTCAAATCCTATTCCTGTACCACACATAGCTCCAAATGAATAAATAATTCTGTCTATCCATTTGCCAAATGCTACTTGTTTAACATTAAATGTCCAAAATAAACTTATTAGAAATCCAGTAATTAACATCATTACAATATATCCTTTAGATATAAATGTAACATTCATTGCTACCATTGTAACTTGTAATAATGCTGTAAAAAATAGGCTTATTCTTTGTTTTAAGAGACTTTCTATATCTCCGCTATCTATTATCCCCATTACCTTGTATAACTCCTCTAGAAGCTCTATCTTTCAGTTTATTAATATTATCTTGAGCTATTTCATCTAATGAAATATTCAAATCTCTAGCTAATGCTGCCATATACCACAAAACATCTCCAATTTCACCTGCTATTCCTGCAATTTTATCAGGAGTATATACACCATCATTATCTCTAAGTACTTTTTTAATTTTACCTAACACCTCTCCTGCCTCATTTGCAAGTCCTAATGCTGGATATATAATTGTATTTTTTGTTCCATATATAGCTGTTTTTACAGCTTCTTCTTGATATTCTTTAAAATCCATATATTTATTATTTTATTTCACAATTATTACTTAAATAATTCACCATAGTTTTTAACTCTTCTATACTAAAATCTCCTTTAAGTCTATTAGCCCTATTAGAGATAATGATTATATTACCTTTAATGTATCCTTTAGAATTATCTATTCTATCTACAGAATAAGTCCAATTTTTATCTCCATATATAAATGGTATATTAAAAACAGGACATTTATTAGGTATTATTATATCTGATAATTCTAAGTTAAATTCTAAGTTTTTAAGTTTAGATCTACTTTTTAATCTGTGGTATATTTTCTTATCTAAAGAAACTTTTTTCCAATCTTGTTTTGATTTTTTACAAAGTTTACATCTAGATATATCTAATTTAATCTTACAACCAGAATGTTTTGAAAATTCTTTTTCATGTTTTTCTTTTTTACAAGTTTTACAAATATAGGTTTTCATTTTACTTTATCTCACACCCATTAGGACCAGCGCATGCTAATTCTCCACTTAAATCTGTATTATCATCAATTTCTACAACTTTTGATAAATCTATATTCTTTAAATGTTTCATCATTTCCTCATATTGTTCTTTTGTACAATCTTCAAATGGAGCTTGAACATAGCTTCCTCCAAAATATGGAAGAACACTAAGTCCATTATATACATCTTTATTTTTCCACATCCATTCTCCAATAACTTCCCATTCATCAGGTTTAATAGAAACTGTAGCACTAACATTATTAGTATTATTACCTTTTCTATGTCCTGGTTTAACCCATTCATTACTAAATTTCTTAATTCTTTCTAATAAATCTAATGTATTTTCAGTACGAATAATACTTCCTTCTGGTGCTTTTTGTGGAATAGAAATTACTGCTGTATCATGACTTCTTAACTTGTCATCTTCAATAAGTTCTGGATGATTAATATATAAATAAGTATATAAATTATCATTCTTCATAATTCTAATTCTTCTAATATAATAATCATTATGCCAAGCGTGAATACCTGAACTTGTTCCTAAAACACAACTAGTTGTACCTGCTGGTTTAATAGTTGTTGTTCTAGCAGCTTTATTAATTCCTATTTTATTAGCAATTAATTCATTTGTAACTTTTACTTGTTCTACAGCTAAATTTAAATCTAGCTTTGTAACAATATTACTAGCAATCCCTGTCATACCAACACCAATTAATGCATCTTTTTCAGTAGTTTTACGCCAAACAGGTCTCAAATAATGAAAATCTGTAAATCCTGCTTGTAATGTACCAAAAAATGATGCTATTAGACATCTTTTCATTAAATCTTCTTGAGATTCTATATCAGAAGCGTTGATTTCTGTCAAATTGCAAAATTGATAAGGTCTTAGCGAAATTTCGCAACATGGATTTGTACCTAAATTAGCATCATTTGTAAAATACATACCAGGCTCTCCAGAACCAGATAATTCTATTTTATTCCATAATTCTTTAAATTCAGATTTCTTAATTCTATTTCTAACAATAACTGCTGAATTATTACTACGTCCTCTTTGTTCATTACCTTCCCACCAATTACCAAATTTACATTCTAACATTTCCTTATCATCAAAGGAAAATAAAGAAATCATAGCACTTCTTCTAATACCACCTGCTAATACAGCATTAGCAATATGACATAACATATCATGACATTCTAAAGGAGATAATTTATCTCCATTTTGCTTACTGTCTAATATATTTTCTAATTGAGTTAAACAAAGTTTTAATACTCCTGGACCAGGAGCCTTACCACCAGCGGTCACTAATCTTGCTCCTTTATGTCTAATATCAGAATAATCAAATTTTGGCTTATAATGAGTTTTACCTAAGTATGATTTGAATAATACCTTTACAGCATCTGCCCATCCTTCTAAAGAATCTCCAATTAAGAATTTTCTTTCTTTTGTAGGTTTAATAATTTCAGGTAATTGTTCAACATGTTGAAATTGCACAGAATATCCCACACCTGTGCCTCCAAGTAGTAAAAACATTGTTTCACTAAAAGATTCAATAGAATCTATTGGAAGATATGCACAATTATAAATTCTTGCATTATTCTTTTCTATAGCTCTACCTGCAAATTGCATAGCTCTCATACTTGGAAGTATTTTTTTATTTCTAACAAAAGACATATTAGAAATAATTTCTTCTTTTAATATAGGATATTTATCTATCATCATCTGTTGATATCTATCACAAATTTCTTCCCAAGTTTCACGTCTTTCCAACTCAGGTTTATACTTAGCATATTTATTAAAAATTGTAATTTTTGATAAAATCTCACTACTTAACTCCATATAACTCTTCTATATTTTTAAATCTTTCTTTCTCCATATCTGGTACACTAATTACCTCACCATTTGGTAAATCTTCTACTTTTATATCTAATTCCTCAGCTCTATATTCTCTAGCCTGTTTATCAGGAAATACAGCATCTGCTACAGTGAGATATTTTCCGTTTCCCACTATTCTGGTATGAGTTTCTACTATTTGTCCTTTTAATAAATTAGATAATTTACTCCATCTCCCAATCTTGAAAAGATTAACATCTACTTCATATTTAGGAGGTATTTTCATAAATATTACATACTCATCGTCATATACTTCATCATATAAATAATATTTATTATATTTTAAATCTAAAATAACATCACATTCATTATCTTTATCAAACACTATAGCTATATTAGTATCATTATCTGTCAAATAAGAACTAATAAAATTACTAGGAGTATTCTTTTTTCCACCAATACCAAATATTGGAAGAAGAAATAATGTAGTATATGTTATTTTCAGATTATTTTCTTTTATATATTCTCTTCTTCTATTTCCCACACATCTTTTTGTTTATATTCTATTAATTTAGGAATTTCAAATCCGTCTAATTCATTTAATATATATAAACATTTATAATTTTTATAGAATTCCTCTATTCCTTTATATTCACCAAAATAAGCAATATATTCATTAAATATACTATTTCTTAAAGAATTATCTTTAGGTAATATAGTATTATTAAAATATGATTCACCTTTTCCTGGTATACCTTTAATATTATCGGCAGTATCACCAGTACACATACTACGCCAAAAATATATTTCTTCTTCTTCTTTAGTTGTATTAGTAATAGTCCAAAGTCTATAATTTAAACAAATTCCTTCTAAATTAATCATATCTTTATCAGGACTAGCTATAATACAATTTTCTGTATTTTTTTGTATAATTCTTACAACATCATCTGCTTCTAATCCTGGATAACTAAAAGCATTATATTTTTTAATTAGATAACTTTGTATCTCTGTAAAATACATTGGTTTTTCTAATTTCTTCCTATGTTGTTTATATTCAGGATATATATTATATCTAAAACATCTACTAGTTGTTAAGACACATAGATATTTATCAGCTTTAGATTTTAATAATATATTTCCTATTATAGAATCCACTTGTTTCTTACAAGTTTTAAGAGTTTTTTTCTCTCTTTTTTTAGAAGCACAAGCAATATATACAATAGAATCTGCGTCTATTATTACACTACATGCCATCTGGTAGAATTATTTTAGATTGATTATTCAGTATTTTTACAATACCGTTGGCAACTCCCCTTGGATTTTCTAAATAATCTGGAATATTAGCTATAATTCTAGTACCTTTAGCTATTGAATATTCATTATTTCTAGGAATATCTATAGATTTTCCATTTCTAATGTGATATTTCACCATCTCTGGATGTCTTATCACTTTGTATAGATTTTTCATTATCTTTTGGTTTTCTATTAAGCCTTTCCAAAGCTGTTTTATTATCATGGCAAATATTACAAACACATTGTAATCCATCTACTTCACAAAATAAATTTTTACAAAATTCAGGTAAATCCTCAAATTTAGTAAGTGTTCCTACTGGAATTATGTGATCAATAGATACTTCTTTATCTGGAAAGTAATTTCCGCAAAGATTACAAAGATATTCATATTTTTGTCTTTTATTTAGACCTTTATAAGGTCTTCTTGATTTTATTCTACATTGATTAATTGGAGGCCACCAACGCGACAATTCTCTTAATTTACTTCTAATTAAACTAAAAAATTGTGCATTAGTGTACATCCCTCCTCCAAATGGTCTTTCAACTTCTTTTTTCTTTCTTTCTTTTTTCAAGTTTTATTCTTTTTAAAAAATATTTCTTATATTCTTCATTTAAATCCAAAGAATTTTCATCAAAATATTTTAAAATATTTTCAATATGAGAAATATCTAAATCTTTTAATAATATCCACTTAGTTTTTCTAAGTTTTTTACCTTTTTCATCATAATTATTTCCCCAAAAATGAATTTCTTCAAATTTAAGTATTTCTTCCATTATTAAAAAATCAACTTCTTCCACTATCCAGTACCAACCATCACTTATCATATTTAAATTTATAAGAGCTTGTGTAAGTCTTAAATCTGGATTGTTAGTCCAATATAGTTTTAATTGTTTTTTATTAATTTTTTCATAATCGATATTAAAACTATATAAAAATTTATCTAAATGTTTTAATACAATTGGTATTCTTTTAGGATCTCTCATTTCTTTTGTTCTTTTACAACATAAACACCTGATGTATCTGTTGTTATTACTTGTCCTTTTTTAATTTCAGGAGATATGATTTCATTTATGAATTTCTCATAATCAACTCCTGATTCAAATATTAATGTAATCTGATTCATATTTTAATTTGCTTTAATTTACTTATATAATTTTTATCCGTAAAATAATGAATTCTTTTTAAGAAATCTAAATAATTCTCTTTAAAATTCCAATGTTTCATTTCCCATTCATGATAATAATGAATACATTCCTTATAAGATTTAAAACTAATTATTTTACCATTTAACATGAATCCAAATAGATTATGTTGTTTAATACAAGCTGATGATTTCCACCAACCCGTTTCTAATATTCCTATTCTTAGTACTACTTCTGGAAAATATATATTTTGTGATATTAATTCTTCTTTAATGCATTGAGTTGTTAATTCACAATCTTTATCTTCTTTAAAAGCAAATAAAGTTAATAATCCCCATAACATAAACATACATAACACTAATGCTAAGAGAAATTCTACAATTTTACCTAATTTCATAATTTTTTATTATATTTTCTTTATTTTTCATTTATTTTCAAAATCATTTTAATATATTAATAGTATTATTTAATTCTGTATTAAACATTTTATTTTATTATTAATTATTATTTTAGCATCTTCTAAACTATTATTTACTAAATAATCACTTAAATCCTTAGCATCATCTATATAAAAATAATCAAGATTATATTTTCTCACCAGACTATTAGTAGATTTAATTCCTTGTTCATCATTATCATAATTCACAATTATTTTATTAAATCTCTTATATAATTTATTAAGAAATTCATACTCTAATTTATTAGCTTCTCCTTGCAAACTAATTGCTGGATAACCAATTAAATTATAACACATACAATCTTTTAGAGATTTAGTTAATATTAAGATATCTCCAAGCCAAGGTAATTGATCATATCCTTCTATATCATCAGAACTCCCTCCACTGAATAGCCATTTATATTTTTTATCAGCTAAAGGAAAGTATATTTTATAAGAAATCTCTCCTCCTGGTTTTATAAATTTATAAGCATATATTGGATTACTTTCTTTATAAGAGAATTCAATAGGAAATTCTCTATTTTTCGTATAAAGAAATACTTTTTGACAAGGAACCACATTATATTGATTTAATAAATCAAGTGTGATGTAATATTTTCCCCAATAATTATTATCAATTAAATTCCATTCTCTAGGAGAAATATGAATTATTGCTTTATTATGTTTAATTAAGCCATCAGAGACATTTTCCATTCCTAATGGATATTGTCCCTTCAAATCAGCATAAGATACTTTAAAAAGCTTAAAATCACATGAAATTATATTCAATGCTTCTTTGAATAAAACATTATATTTTTTCATAACATATTCTATAGAAGAATAATGCTCTCCTGAACCAAAATCTTTATATGCTAATCTATTATTAGATTTAATATAAATATAACAACTAGGATTTCTATCTTTCCTTAATTCTGAACAAAATTTTTTATTGATTTCTTGAAAATTAGAACAATATTTTCTAAATATGTCTTCATCAGATATATATTTTTCTATAAATTCTAAATTTATAATTGGATGTATATTATCCGCATTAAACATGTTAATATTATTAAAAATAATAGGCTTGACGATCTTTCATTGTTTATCTCCTAGTAGGGCAATTATACAACTCACACTTAGCTTATTCCTGATACGTTGGTTAAACCAACGCGAAAAGCACCTATTATTTAATTACTTATAATTAGAATGGAAGATCACTACCTTCAGCTCCATTAGGTTCTACTTTAGGTACCACATTCACTTTCTCATTATAATATTTGTTATTCTCATCCCAAACAAGAATATTACTACCAAAAGGAGCTGTAGAATATAATTCTGTTACTCGTCCAATAGTTCCATCTTGTTTAATGTATTCTTTAGAACTAAACAAAGCTTCAATGGATTTATTACACACCATTGATTTTTTAAGTTGAGCTACTAAATTAACAAGTGTATCTGCTTTTAAACAAGCATTTTGTTGTTCTACTGTATATCCAAAAGACATTAAAATACCTTTTAGAAATTTAGCACTTACTTTCCAAGCACTTGTTTGTTTCCCTTCTTTTACTTCTGTATTAAGATACAATTTCCTACTAACAGATTTTTGTCCTTTAGAATTAATTGTATGTAATTGAATACAAGGACTTCCATTTGGCACATCTTGTATTACAACATCTGTAATTTTTACATCTTTCTCAACACCTGGCTGTTGGTAATTTCCAACTTTTTTAACCTCAATATCAGAGGCATCAAACATTCCCATATATTTTATTATTTATTATTTTATTAATTAATTTTAGTAGTTTCTGGTACTACTTCACCAATATTGTAAGCATCTATACATTCACTCACAAATCCTAAATCATTTGGAATTTCTAATGTGTTAAACATTCCTACAGGTGATTTAGCAGGATATTGTCCATCATTATTAGTTACAAATGTATAGTTCATTTTATTATCTGCACCTTTACTTACATTAGTATAAAGAATCACTGAAAATAATCCTTCTAATGAAATATAATCATCTACCATTTTACCAGCAGTTTTCATTTTCATACTTCCAGATGAACTAACTTCTGGGTGCCATAGAAAATATATTTTTAAATCTGGTCTACAAGTTCTAGAAGCTTCTAGAATTTTAGCCATATTTACTCCCAAATCAGCAAATTTATTATATCCTGGCTCTTTCGCTCTTCGCATAAACTCGAATGCCATAATAAATTGACTATCATCTACAACAATATTAGTAATATCTGTACGGCTTGTAGAGATATACTCAATTGATTTAGCTATTGTAGAAGCATCTGATGCTTCTAGATAGTTTCCTTTCTCACTAATCTTACCTTTATAAAGATTTCTCCATCCTTTAAATGGTAGATCTTTATTAGCAACATTAATAATAACAGTGGTCTTAGGATCAAGTCCTTGGATATTTAATTCTGGTATCCTACCATAGCTAGTTGATTTTCCTGTTCCACTAGCTCCAACAATTGCAATTGCACTCACTACTCTTATTTATTATTTAATTTATTTATTTTTTCCACATATTCATCATTTATATCTTGAGGATATGGAAGTTCCTCAAAACTACCTGCTTCTGGTATAAAAAGAAGTCCTATTGAAAGTCCATCTCTAGAAAGTCTATTTTTAATTATTTTTAATAATCTAAATCTTTCTAATAAATTATATTTAGCTCCTTTAAAATTAATATTATACCCTAAAGAAGTTTCCATATCTAATTTATAAGCATTCATAACTCCTAATACTATATCAGCATCTGTATAAGGATTTCTTGAGTCCTTAAAATCAGTTTGTTGTGGACTGTGATCTGCTCCTTTAAATTTTAATCTTTCAATAGAACTAAGTCCATCATTAAATTGTTGAAGAAACATAATTGTCATTCCAAATAAATTTCTAAGTTTTACAGAATACTCAGATAATTTATCTAGATTTTCTTTTAATGTAAATCCACGCTCTAAATGCAACAGAGCTATATGATCAACTATGATAATATTATATTCCTTATCATTATACAATTCAAAAGATGTTATTCTTTGTTTTTCTATACCGTTTTCATCTAAATAAGGTTCATAATTAAATTTTCCTTTTTTAGCCATGAAATCCCAAGCAGATTTATAAATACCAGTTGGATTAATAGAATCCCATACCCAATTAATTTTACTCCATAATAATTCTAAATCGGGAAGTGTATTATTTACAATTTCCAATTCATTCTTATCAAGTCTAAAATCACCAAGTCCTTTTATTTTCTCAGGAGAAATAATAATATCATATTTCTGATGTATTAAAACACTAAGCCAATTAGCTTTTTTACTAACTTCATTAATTTCTAATGAATAGTAAAATATATTAATTGGCATTTTTTGTCTCTCAGCATCTTCAATAGCATTAATTAACATATAGTCAACTAATGTAGTTTTACCACTTCCGCTACTTCCTCCTAATAAATAATAACAAGATCTTTGTAATCCAAATATATATTTATTTATTCTTTCAAACCCGTTAGACAATCCCTGATATTGTCCTTTAAGCCCATCATTAATTCTTTCTTCAAATGTTTTCATATAGCTGTATGTTCATCTCTGTCAGATGTATTAACATCTTCTATTTCATTAGCCTCTTCAACATATGCTTCCCAGTTTCTTTGATGTAAAAATGCAGGAAGAGCTTGTATAAATTCTAAAGAGTTTCCATCCTTTTTATCCTTGATATATAATTTAATACATTTAAGTATTAAGTTATGTTTATCAATATCCTTTCTTATAGTATCTTTATACAGCTTCCTGCATCTATTCATATCCGTATGAAGTATTCTTCTTGCCCCAAAGGCATTCTTAATACTTTTTGGATATGTATTCTTTAATTCCTCAAATAATTTATCAAAATCTACATCTTTTATAAATTCTTCTTCAAACGATTTTGTTAATTTTAATGAATTAAATGTTACTTTGTCATCATTTAAAGGAAATAGATATTCTTTATCTATTAAATTTTGATAAAACTGATAATTTATTTGTCTGGATATCGCATATTCTTCTAATAATTTCTTATTATTAGTATATATACAATATAATACAAAATATTCATCAAATGTTAAATCAGAACTTAATAAATTAGAAATATCAATAATTAATTCCTTCATTCTTCATTATTATTTTAATATCCTCAACTAAAAGATTTTCTTCATCTAGTTGAATTATTCTTTGTTTTGTCACTTTTACACCAAATTCTATTAATAAATCATCACACAATTTTATATAATTAGTATATTTACATTCATTTCTATCCTCTAATATTCTTATATATAGATTCAATTCATCATTTGATGCTGTTTTCATAAATTTAAAATAATTCTAATTGTTTATCTATAATATTATTTATTTCTTTATAACATTCATTAATATAAAATTGATAATTAATATTATAATCTTCTATATTTTGTTGAATATATTTATTAAATATTGTAACCTGATATCCCTTATTAATAACTTCATTACTGCCTTTAGAATATTTCTTAATAAATGTAGCTCCTGGTTTAGATATATAATATCTAGTGTTTTTTTGTTGTCTAATTACTTTATCATATCCTAACATATTATCTTTATCATAAGCTAATTCATGAGTTTCTCCATAATCATCTCCTTTAAACTTCTGTCTGCCACAAAAATCATATATATTTTTATAAGAATAAATTGTTTGTTCTACAGAAATATTATTTACAAAATATTCTTGTAAAGCTAAAGGAATAACTCTAAATGAATTATCTTTATGATAAGCTGGTTCAGATCCTACAACTTTATCAACTTCAAATCTTCCTTTATTTTTAATTTTTCCGAAAGTAGTTACAGCAATATAATTATTTACGTCTCCTATAATCATTTTAGAATATTCAACATATTCCAAAGTTAATTTAGTAAGTTTTTCCCATTCTTTACAAATTTGATAATAATCTTCTAAATATCTTCTATGAAATTTAATTGTTATACCATCAGTATTTACTTGTAATATTTGTAAATCAAAAGTGTTAACTAATTGTTCACAAAGCATAGCTATAGATAACTGCCCTGCTAAAGTAATACTCATTGTAAATTTAGGATCATATAAAAAACTAAATTCATCATTAGATTTACCATAAATACTATTAGCAGCAAGCTTAAATCCATCAGAAAGTGTCATATTTTTGGCTTTTTTAGCTTCAATACGTTTATCTACAAGAGATTTATATACATTTACAAAAATCTCTCCTAAATGTTCGGGATATAAATTATTTTGAATAGATAAATTTGGATATAATGAGCTAACATCTGCATCTATAATAATAAATTCTTCATTTGATTCATAAATTCCTGGTTTTATACAACCATGTATTCCTCCTAATCCAAAATCATATTTAAATCCTTCATAAATAACTGATTTTTCAATAGAATTTTTAGTTTCTTTAATAATTAAATGTTTAAAAAAATCTAATAACTCATTAAATTCTACACTTTTAAATTTAATATACGGAAGTATTATATCATTTAAAGCTATTTGCTCTCTATTAGAACGCATATCTTTAATTATACTTTTATCTATATCAGTGACATCAGAATAAAGTTTTAAAATCAAAGATTCTCCTATCTTAGAATCACTATAATTTAAACAATTTAATTTAAATTGAGAATTCAAAGATTTTCTTAATTCAATTTTATCAAAAGATTTCTTATAAAATTCATAAGTAGCTAATACATCATTTAAATTATATTCTAATATTTGTTCTACTTCTTCTAATGAAATATTTTCTTTAGAATGTTCTAAAGACATTTCCATCACATTAGGATAATTCATACTTATTTCTAATGCTTTTAAACTAGTACTTTTAGCTTTATTATTATAATGCCATATTCTAAATAAATCTAATTGTGGACATATAAATTCTTTTTCAGAAATTAAATGATTATATTGTTTATTATTACTAAAAACAATACATTCTTGAGCTTTAATATAAATATTATTAATAACTAAATCATTATTTAATAATTCAAAATTCTTCTTATTTTTCCAAATATGATGAATTACAGGATAATCAAATGAAATATTATTAAAACCTATCATTCCTTTACAAATAGACAAGAATTCAATTAATTCTTTGAATTCCCATCTATTTTTATGTAAAGTAAATTGTTTAATTTTCTGTGTATCTATATTTAAAACTGTTAATGTAAAGCAAGATTTAAGAGTTTCTATATCATAGATATAACTTTCTCTATTTTCTTGATTCATTATAAATACTTTTATCTATAGAATATTCTAATTTATCAATTTGAATTTTATAAGTATTAATTAAATCATCTAACTCTTCTTTAAATTCTTTTCTGTACTTATCAAATACAAATTGATGATGTTCATCATTATTACAAAATTTTTTATAATCTTTAGGACAATAAAAAATTTTATCATCTATTTTATAATTTAATGAACTAATGAACCCTTTAAAACTAATAGATGTATAATAATTACAGCGTTTAATATTATTACTAAATAAATTAAATAATTCTCTAAGATATATTTCATTTTCCTCCCAATTAGCATTAGATATAAATTCCATAGCTAATTGATAATTAGTTCTATCATTAGATCTAAATAATTCATCACATTGTTTAAATAATTCTAAATTTCCTTCATATTTATATAAATATTTATATAAATCTTTTGAAAATATAAATTTATAATTTTTAGATACAAATTCATTAATTTCACTAAACCAATTTTCAATTTCTTGTTTTTTGTAACCATTATATTTATAATTGTCTGTATCGTATCTTTTCCAAGCTAAATTTCTTATGTCGTTAATTACAACCACATCACATTTATCGGAATCTCTTTTAATTATAAATCCTGTATCTCTACATTTGGATTGGCTAATTTTTTTATCATGAAAATATAATGATTTTCCTTGAATATTTTCTTGAATTATTGGTATTTGTAAAATAAAATCATCTACTTCTTGCTTATTAAATTCACATAACCAATTACTATTATTTACATTTTTTGGTATATTCATACTATTAATTCAAGTTTAAAATCTTTTAATTCAAATTTTTCTGTACCTAATTCTTCTAAATAACCTTTTATATTTTTTAAAAATTTATTTCTCATTTTAGAAATAAACTTGTCTTTAATTATTTCATTAGTTATCACAGATAAACATTTATCAATAGAATAATCTTGATCGTTTGTCAAGTTTCTAAGTCCATGAGAAAATCCTAAAGTCTGAAAATAATTAGATAAAATATGATTATCGTCATAATTATAAATTTGTTGATATTTTCCAAAATATAAATATAATAACCATTCATAATTATCTTTCAAACTAGAATTAATAACCATTTTTATAGCTAATTCATGATTCTCTTGAAAATCAGAATCAATTAATTCTTGTAATGTATAATAATTTTCATTTGTAATAATAAATCCATTATTTAAAGAATTATTTAAAACATCTTGATTAACATATTTAATATTTGGATTTATTGTAATAAAATCCAATATTAATTTAATAGTTTCAATATCTTGATCTTTTAAATTATAAATACCATAAACAATTTCTTTACTATCATCTGAACAAATATTAACACCATCATAGTATTGCACATAATCAGAAATATTAAAATGATTTATAATACAATAATCGGCTTTTTCTTTTAATCTAACACGATTAATATTTTTATTTAAATAATCAGTGATTAATTTTGGAATATTTGTATTTTTTGCAAATAATATATTAGAATCATTTGCTATTTCAATATTATACATATTCCAAATATTGAGAATATAATTTCTTAATTCCTCATCTATAAAATTATTACTTCCTACTTTTATTATTTTCATATTATTTTCCTGTCATATATTTTAAAAATCTAGGATCTCCTCCTAATATATTAGCAAATTGATTTCCTAAACTAATAGTTCTATTAACTAATAGAAATTTTTGGTCAACACTAAAACTAGGATGTAATAAAATCTCCAAATATTGTCTTATATTATCTTTTGACATTTCTTTATTGTAATGTCTTACATAATTATAAAGTCTTGTAGTTAAAATCGCAGCTGTAGCTGATTTCCAATTAGTAGGATCTTCTTCTGAATTACCACAACATTCTGTTAATTGAGCTTTAGCTGTTTTAAGATCATATTCTTTAATTAATTTTTTAATTTCTGGAAGTCTATCTAAACGTTTATTTACAAAATTAATAAGATTACTAGCTAAGTGTTTACCTGTAGTAATTTCTCCAAACATTGAAATTTGATCTAGATGCTTTTCAAAATCATCTATTGTAGATACTAAACTAAAGAATTTATCCATCATTCTAGGACTAATATTACCAGAAGCAGAAATTCCATCTTGTTTTTTATGCTCTAATAATTCAGGCATCCATAATACAAAATTAATTAATCGTTCATCTAGTCCAATTTTCTCAGCTCTAGAAGCCCAATCTTGTGGATCCCACTTCATATTAATTTTAGCCATTCTATCTGTTTGAGCAGA